TTACCAGAGAATATTTTAAATGAAATAGAGTTATTTTTGTTTGATATAAAACTTGATGTAGATTCAGCAAAAAACGATTAAGGCGAGATAGTTGGCTTAATTTTGAGTTTTTTCTCGCAACAGAACTAGGTAAAACAATAAATGAACTAAGAACTTCTATTTCTGAGGAAGAGTTGATATATTGGGCTGCATATTATGAAAACAAGTATGAAGAAGAAAAAAGAGCAGCACAACGACAAAAGGCCAAATCAAGGTAATATATAATAAAGGCTTTTTTTATTTGTGGCAGAGTCAGTCGTTACCTTAAGAGTTGACGCTAGTGGTGCAACTAGAGCTTTAAACGGTGTTCAGAGTCAAACTAACAAATTACAATCTGCTTTTGGTGGCCTTAGAACTGCTCTAGGTGGTATAGGTCTTACATTGTTAGCAAAGAACGCAATACAAACATCAACTAATTTTGAAAAATTAAATGTAAGACTTGGGCTTTTAACAAAAGCGTCTGGAACTTTTGCCAGATCACAAGAAATAGCTGCTGATGCACAAAAAGCTTTTGGATTAAGTGCAACTGAGGCTCTTGAAGGAATAACAGATATTACAGCTAGATTACAACCTCTTGGTGTAGGAGTGGAAGATATAAAATCAACATTTTTTGGATTTAATACAGCAGCAAAATTGGCTGGAGCTTCAGCTATTGAATCATCAAATGCATTTAGACAATTAGCACAGGCTCTTGGTTCTGGAAGGCTAGCTGGAGATGAATTTAGAAGTATATCTGAACAAATACCAACATTGTTAGCTCCTATTGCTGAAGAATTAGATGTCAATGTGGGTGCGCTTAAAAAATTTGCTGCTGAAGGTAAATTAACAAGTGAAGTTGTATTAAGAGCATTAAGACAAATTGAAACAGATGGAGGTGCTTCATTAAAAGCATTACTTGAAAATGACCCTACACAGGTATTTAAAAATTTAGGAAATGAAACAGAAAATTTATCAAGAGCTTTTGGTGAGGCATTACAGCCTGCCGTGTTACCTGTTATTAAAGCATTAACTCAATTAACTATTGCAGCAACTGAGTTTGTAAATTCTCCAATCGGAAAAACTGCACTAATATTTACAGCCATTGCGGTTGCAGCAAAAGGTGTTGTAATAGTCTTGCCATTAGTTAGTGTTGCATTGATAAAAGTAGCTGCTGCTGGTGGTTTAGCTACTATTGCTTTAAATGCAATACCATTTGTTGCTGTTGCAACAGGAATTGGAGCTATAGTAACACAGTTAATAAAACAAAGACAGGAACAGGATAAAGTTACTCAAGCAATAAAAGATGGTGAAGTAGCACAGTTGAGAGCTTTAGAATCTGATCTAAGCATAAAAATGGCAAAAGAATTTGCAATAATTCAAAGTTCTAACGATAAAAGATCAATTAATGCAGCAGAAAGGAGACTTGCTTTATTGCGTGCGCAGTATGTACCTGTAAGAAAAAGATTAGATACTGTTATTCAAGAAAATGCAGTAGAAAAAGAGAAAAATAAAACAACACAAAAAAATAAAGAAATACAAGAAGAAATAAACAAATTAGAAAAAGAAAACTTAAAAAAGGCTATTGCTTATGAACAGGCAGAAATGGATGCTGTTGTAGCTAAAGGTAAATTAATAGATCGCCTTAGCGATCAAAAGGCTTTAGCACAAGCTGCTCTTGACGGAAATTTAAAACAAGTACAAACACAGCAAGAAATAAATGCTCTTGTTGCAATTCATGGTGAGGGGATGAGGGATGTAATTACAGCTTATATTGAAGGTACAGAAGCACTTAAAAAACAAAAAGATGAAGCAGATGAGTTAAAAGATAAATTTGATCAGATTGGTGAAGCAATAGAAAGCAGTATAAAAGATAATTTAAGAGATGCAATTACAGGCGCACAATCTTTTGGTCAGGCAATGACAAATGTATTAAATAGAATAAGAGATAAGATCATTGATGCACAACTTGATAGGCTTGTTGGTGGAATTAGCGATAGTTTTTCAAATGCTGCAAGAGGTGGAAAAAGGAGAGGTTTAGGAGGATTTCTTGGTGGTATTCTTGGAGGACTTTTCAAAGCTAATGGTGGGCCTGTAAAAGCTGGTCAGCCGTATATTGTTGGAGAACGTCAACCTGAGTTGTTTGTTCCTCGTACCTCTGGAACTATTCTGCCAAGTGTTCCTATGGGTGGAGATGGAGATAATGTTACAAATGTTATAACTGTAAATGTCGATGCTTCAGGATCTGCTGTCAGTGGTTCAAATGCTGATGGTAATGAGCTTGGACAACAGATTGCAGTTGCCATACAATCAGAACTGATAAAACAGAAGCGCGCTGGAGGTTTACTTTCATAATGGCAACTTTTCCCTCGATAACTCCTCAATATTCAACTCAGGAAACTGTAAATCAAGATAGCTTGCGAATAAAACTTGGCGATGGATATGAACAGCGTTTTGTTCAAGGATTACCAGCAAATAAAAGGCTTATAACTCTTAGTTTGACTTTTAATGTTTCGACAACAGACGCAACAACCATAGATACTTTTTTAGATGCTAGATTTGACGATCAGGCAAACTTTGACTTCACCCCACCACATCATTCTTCTGCTTTAAAATTTATCTGTACAAGGAGATTTAGGACAGCGGTTCTCAGCAACAGAGTTGTTATGAATCTTACATTTGAGCAAGTAGCAGAACCATAATGGCAATACCAGTATCTGAATTACAAAAATTAAATCCTAGTTCAAGGATAGAACTTTTTGTATTGGAACTTGTAGAAGGTTTGCATTATGCAACAGGAAATCCATCTAGTGTTCCTACAACATTCAGATTTCATGCTGGTTCAAGTATGAACTCAAATGCAGAAATAGTATGGCAAGGAAACTCTTATCAAAGAGTCCCTATCACATTTGAAGGTGCTGAATTTACAGGTAGAGGGCAAGTTCCCAGACCAACATTAACAGTTGCTAATTTAGGAGGTATTACAAGAAGCGGGTCAGTAATTACAATGACCGATTTAATGATAATTGTAAATTTAACAACACCACATAATGATCTGGCAGATGCCAAGCTTACTCGGATTACAACCCTCGCAAGCGAACTTGATGCGGCTAATTTTCCTAGTAGCAGTAATCCTTTTGGAACACCATCATCAAATGAATTACCACAGGAAATATTTTTTATTGATAGAAAAACATCTGAAACAAGAGAACTTGTACAATTTGAGCTTGTAGGAGCTTTGGATCAGGCAAATAAAAAACTGCCAGCAAGACAAGTTACCAGAAATGAGTTTCCAGGGGTCGGTAGTTTTATCAATACATGATGAAATTTCAATGGATGCAAGATGCAATAGAACACGCAAAGCAGTGTGAGCCAGAAGAATCATGTGGAATTATTGGTGTAAAAAATAATCAGGAAAAATATTATCCATGCAAAAATATATCAAATGAGTTTAAGACAGAGTCTTTTGTAATAGATCCTTTAGATTGGGCAGAGGTGGAGGATTCTGTAGATGAGATTATTGGTATTGTTCACAGTCACCCGCAAGATATTCTTGAGTTTTCTGAATCTGATAAGTATAGCTGTAAGGCAATTGATTTAACTTTTTATCTCATTTCGCCAAAATCGGATAAAATAGCAGTAATCAGACCTGAAGAAATAGATGCTTAAAAAAATAAAAGTTTACGGCACACTTAGAAAATTTTTAGGTCAATCTGAATTTGAAGTTGATCTAAATACACCTAGAGAGGCAATAAGTTTTTTAGTTTGTAATTTCAAAGGTATTGAAAAACATATGGCAGATCAGTTTTATACTATTCAAGTCGGTGCAAGAGTAATAACTGAAGATTTATTAAACTTCAGATCACAAGATGATATAAAAATTATTCCTGTTGTTCATGGTAATTTTTTACCAATTTTATTAGGTGCTGGAGCTTTGTTTACAAGTTCAACTATTGGTACAACACTTTTAGGCAGTAAACTTTTAGCTACAGTTGCTACAAGTGTGCTAACAACTGTTGGAACAAGTATGGTAATTGATGGGGTAACAAGTATGCTGACTCCACAGCAAAACACCTCATCTGCTGTATCTGGTCAAGACAGTTTAGACCCTTCGGCTTTGGCCTCAAACTATTCCTTTACAGGGCTGACAAATATCAGCAATGCGGGTGTTCCAGTGAATCTGGTATATGGAGAAATCTTGGTCGGTTCTATTGTGGTATCCAATGGAGTTGATACTGTACAGGTGGAGGGTAACAACTGATGGCGATACAAGAGTTTGATCAAAATACAGTATTCAACAATCCTGATCTGCCCAGTGGTGCCTTATCTTCCAAGCAGTTCAACACAATTGTTGAGCTTTTAGGCGAGGGAGAAATTGAAGGTTCAGCAACCGCATCAAAAGCCAGTATTACAGACAAGACATCAACTGCATACTTCAATGCTTTTAAAAAAGATATATTCTTAAATGGAACTCAGGTTTTACAGGAAGCCGCAAGCAATACTGCCCCAGAGGACAGTGATTTTAATTTTAAAGATGTAGGCTTTGATTTCAGGCTTGGCACTTCCAGCCAGACATTTATTGATGGAATATCAAACATTGAAACTGAAACTGTAATTGGTACAACTGTAACCACTTCAACCCCTGTCACTCATACAGTAAGTTCCAGTGATATTAATGCAGTTCGTGTAACTTTGAGGTTTCCTTCAATGCAGAAATTTGAAGATGATGGAGACATCAATGGTGTAGAAGTAAATTTGTTAATCAAAACAATAGAAAATGACGGAACAACAACAACCGTTATTGATGACACTGTAAAAGGCAGAT